TGGAAACGCAAACCCTTATTTGATATAGATTTAAAAGAAGATAAATTATTATTTCCAAAGGAGCAATAAGATGGCTGAATACGATAACACAAATACGTTTACATTATTTAAGAATGACAAAGGTGATAATCCTAAACGACCTGACTATACTGGTACTGCTAATGTAGATGGTATTGAATTTAGAATTAGTGGCTGGATTAGAGAAGGTAAGAACGGTAAGTTTATTAGTGGCTCTGTGCAACTAAAAGAAACTCAGGGGGAAGTAAGAAGTGCACCGGCTGTTGAAGGTGCAGATGAGGATGTTCCTTTCTAGGAGCATCCCCATACACACTATACACATAATAAAAGTTATATTTTTGTATAACTTATTTGTTCATTACGTACATAGTTACTTCAAAGCCAAAACGCATTTCTGTAGCTGCTGGAGTTGTCCACATGGTATTTATCCTTAAGTAATATATTATGCTTAATTGCACAATATAATGGAATTATACGCTTGTGTGGGGTTACTAGACACCAGATAATCATTAAAGGTAGATAATGGATATACATATTTCAGAACATGATGTACATTGTATAGCGACTGCTGTTTATACAGAAGTCAACATGCAATCACTAGAAGAAAAGCTAGGGGTTATTAATGTCATTATGAACAGAGTTAGGTCTAAACGATTTGGTCGTGATGTTTGTGAAGTAGTTTATGCTAGGGGACAGTTCATTGGTATAGAAAACATGATGAAAGCTAAAGAAAAGAACGTAGACCAAGAAACACTATTAAAGACTAAGTTACTTGTAATAGATACATTATTCTTTAAAAAGCATGCAAATCCTGTGGGGAATAGTCTATACTTTCATGACGATAGCGTAGATATGAAATATATCTGGGATAAGAAACCGAACAAAAAAATTGGAAGGATGGTGTTTTACTAATGGCTAAAAAAGAACCTGTAGCATGGCTTTATGAGGAGTTTGATGTTAAGTCTGGTGATTTAAAGAAGTCTTATTTATGGTCATTTCATCCTAACCAGCTCTCATATTTAAACGACTTAAAGAATACAACGCATCATATTAAGATAACACCATTAGTTCCTGGTGAACCTGTAGAAGAATATAAAGGATTATCTAAGTACGATAGTAAGAAATTAACAGAGGCTCATGGTGGACTTTGAATTAAATAGGCATGAAATGTTAGTATGCGATATATTTGGTTCTATTCGCAGAAAAAATGCAATGCAATTTAATTATGATAGGCAAGTAAGCAAACAAAATCCGTATGATATGGATATAGATGGTTTTATGGGTGAGTATGTAGTAGCAAAATGTTTAAATGTTATGCCAGATTTTACAATTAACGAAAAGAAAAACCCAACAGACTTAATATGGAATGGATTAACTGTAGATGTAAAAACTACAAGAAATCAAAATGGTGCATTATGGGTAACTGAGTACCATAAAAAAAGTCCTTGTGATATTTACATACAAGTTGTTATAAATAATAATATAGGTTCAATTAAGGGATGGATTGATAAATCTAAATTATTTACTATGTCTGAGTATGTTTCTGGAAATCATCCTAGCTATAAATTAACACAAGATTTATTACAACCAATACAAACATTAGTGAAGAATAATGGAATCTAAACCACTTACACAAGAAGAAATTATAAAGGTATATAAAGAAGCATTTGGATACGGTAGTCAAGTAATAACTATTGACAAGATATTTAAGTTTGCTAGACTTATAGAACAACTACATGGAGTGAAAGATGTACACTAAACTAGATGACCAAAGACAAGCAAAATTTGTTATAGGATATATTACTGCACATCCTGGTTGCAGCATTAAAGAAATTGTGCAAGAATGCGTTATTTCAAGGTCAAGGTTAAAATGCTTGGAAAGTGAAGGATATTTGGTTTTGCCTAAATGGACTTATAGTAATGAACTAGATAAACGATTTAAGAATAGAAAATACGTATCTGTAACTGTAGGTAGGGAGTATGGAAAATGGGACGAGCAGAAAAGATATTAGAAGTAATAGTATGGTTGTTGATTGTTGGTGGTATGGGTTGGTTTGCTTATGGATGTTATGAATTAATTGATTTATTTTTTCTAAGGGGATAGATATGGTAGATTTAGTGAATAGACCACCGCATTACTTAGTGGGCGGTATAGAGGCAATAGATGTGATTAAAAGTCGTTTGACTAAAGAAGAATATATTGGTTATCTTAAAGGTTGTAAAATGAAATATGACTTACGTTATCCTTTTAAAGATAATCCAGAACAAGATTTAGAAAAGTCTGATTGGTATAAGAATAAACTATTAGAAACTACTAGAGATAATGAAGCTGATATTCCACCAGAACTAGAAGCTCAATTACAAAGATTTGATGATGAGTAAAACATATTGGGTATTTATTATAGTGATGGCTGCATTAGCTATCTTTTGGACTGAAGAAACATTTAGTCAAACTACTACTATACTAGCACCGGATGGTTCTGTAACTATTTGTCAGGTTGGCTCTAATGGTATTGTGATTTGTGTCTAGTCATCCATTGGTGTTAGTTCACCATAGATAGCTAGTTCTTCACCACTAATTTCTATCATGCTATCGTCATCTAATGTGATGACTATAGTGCTATCGCCATGTAATGCTTCACAAGATACAATCACTCTTCCTAGCATGTGATTACAGATAATTTCTACTTCTGACCGTTGCATAATTGTCCTAAGAAACATGACCATTCCAACGCCCATTCTCTTTTAATACCATAGGCATTAGCTTTGGTTGACCGTTAATAATAACTCCACAACCTACAATGAAACGACTCTTAAAGTTTTTAGCATAGTCAAATGCCATAGACTTTTGATGTATTAAACATCCTACTTGCATACCCCAAATAAGAGCATCTGGGTTACTGTAATAACCGATAGAAAATTTTGTGTGATAGTGACCCTGCACCGTACTCATTCCATACTGCTGGGCTACCTTTAAAACGTCTGCAGACATACCATGAGTAAAGAAACACCTAGAGTTATCACTTAGGGTTATGGTGTGGTCATCTACCCATTCCCATCCTTTGCCAACGCCTAAGAACTCATTATAATGCTTTAGATATGCTTTAGGCATACCATACTTTAATGCTCTGCGATAAACTAAAGAACTATGGTTAGAATGAACTAAAACCATCTTAGGGAATATCTTTTCCAGTTCTTTAACGTGCTTTTTAGACTCTTCTAATTCATGTCCAGCAGAATATAAGTCTGGGTTATGTTCGTGCATAGAGATAGCATGTTGGTCTAGCTCATCACCTATGTTGACTATATGGTCAAACTTGTATTTAGTCTTTAATGCTTTTAGAAACGCAAATGCGTCAGGATGATGATATGGAATATGTAGGTCAGATATGACTAGAACTGATTTATATTTCAAACTACTCTCCTAGGGTTAAGATGCTTTATTATAACCCTAAAAACAATTTACGTTCATCTAATCTTCTGTTTTGTAAACCTTTTAATATCTTGCCACCAGCTCTACAATATTTAACTAACGACTCCATAGCCGCTTCTTTATCGCCACGTAACAACGCTTGACGGATGGTGCTTCGTTGAAAGCAACCAAGACCAAGATTAAAGCAGAAAGATAAGATAGCGTCAAACTCGTGTTGTCTAAGAGGCACGTTAGGTAACATCTTAGATATTCCCAACTCAAAACGGTTGAGGTCTCGTTTAAGAATTCCATCTATTTCCTCGTTAGTAAATGTTTTATTCCATTCCGTTGGTAGCGTTTTACCATCACCGATAAGATGACCAACACCCACAGTCCACAACCCAGCAGGACATTTATAAGGTTTATTTCTAATACCTTCATGATGTTTAATTAACTTAATTGCTTCTTTAGACGCTTTCACGTTTTTTCTCCCAAGTGCGAGAACCAAAGTAAAAGCCAATAATTGACGCTACTATGCTCATCTCATCACTAGAGAATACTGCATCCATTGCTTCAGGAGTAAAGCCACCTGTAGATTTAACTGCCCATACAAGACCTGCTACATCTACAAAGACCAATAAGCCTACAAATGTAAAAGCTACAATAGGTCTTACAGAAGCATTAAGAGTCTTTACCCAAGGTGCTGCTTCAGCAACAAGTTTAGCATCATGTGTATATAATGCTTCACGTTCTTGTGCGTACGTTTCTGCGTACGTTCCTTCTAGTTCAATTGCAGCAATCTTTTCTTGTGATACAAAACCTTTTTCAGCCATAAGTAATGCTTGTTGGTTCTGTAATTGTGCCATTTCACGTTCATGCTTTTGGTCACCTTTTTGCTGAAAGAAGCCAAGTAGTGATGGTAAACCTGAAGTAGCAAAACCTAAAATTCCTGAGATGATACTAAACATTTATAGTTCCTTTGGGTCAAAGCCAAATGTATTGGCTACACGTTTTTGTAGTTTAAGAAATAAGCCTTTATGACTTGTGTATTGTTCTGTTTTTGGTGAGTCTAAATAAACACACATGTGTATAATTTCATGACAGAGTGTAATTAGAACAGGATATAAGTGCGAATGTCTTGCTACACTTATGGTAATAACATGAGGCTCACCTGACTCTGGTGGTTGATACTCTCCACATATAGCATTATCATTAACTATAACAAAGTCTACTTTAGATGCCGGTGGTAATTTGTATTCGTCAAAGACAGGCATTTCTATCAGAGCTGAATATAAGTTTGCTATATTGTTCTCTGTAATAAATGTCATTTTGATAATGGGTTCATTGTGCTACGTTTAACAGTATTTAGTTTATCATCCATTGCATTTACGGTTGCTTCTAATTCTTTACGTAATCCTGATACCATAGCAGAAGTTTCACGTGAGTTGGCAATAGCGTCTGAAGACTTTTCACTAGCTTTCATTATAGACTCAGATAGTTGATATTGTCTTTCATTTATTGCTTTAACCTGTATCTCTAAACCATTTAACTTAGACTCTATAGGAGCTAAGTCTAAACTGTCAACAGCTTCAATTGCCGTAACCATCTTGTTGTAAAAAGTTATCCCTGCGTAAGCCGAGCCAGCTACTATTGGCAATGCTACTAAAATCAACTTCAGAAGTACCGAGCTGGATAAGCTCAAGTTGAAGGTTTTGATTTTTTCCGAACTCATTGTTTATCTCCGTATCAAATTTGAAAGCATCTGTTAATTCAATTTGCTGTATAATAGGTTTGTTAAGTATTTCTAGTGAAAGGACTATCCCAAAGCCATGTACAAGCTCTTTACCCTTTGGTATATCAAGTTTAGGACTATCCTTGCTATCATTCTTTTGTTCAGCCTTTGGTGGGTCTTTTGGGCTGTCTTCTTTTGTTTTTGGCTCGCTTTTAGCTTCCTGTTTTGGTTGTTCAACCTTAGGCGGAGCTGACTCTACTTTAGGTGGTTCAGGAGGTGGTGGCGAAGCTAATGGATTAATCTCTGGTGGCGGTGGTGCTGCAACAGGAGGTGGGTTATTTACAGGGTTAAGTGGACTACTAGGACTAACCGGTGAAGCTACGTTAGTAACGTTTGTAGCACTCTTAACACATGAATTAGATGTTTCTACCCATGTTCCCCATATAGATGGGTTATAAGGGTCAGGACAAGATGATGTTCTTGTTTCTGTAACTGAACCTACGTACTCTGGTTGACAAGCTACTTGTCTAGTTTCAACGCTTGCCTGACACGTTGGAGGGTCTTGCGTGCAATTATTGCTAGTTTCTGTCCAAGCTGACCAAGCGTTTGCAGTACAATTAAAAGTCCTGCTTTGATTAATAGCACCGCTATAATGAGGTAACGTACAAGCTGTGGTTTGATTTTCAACCAAGTCTGAACAAGCAGGGACTTGATACGCACCGCAAATTGGGTCATGAGTGACATAACTTTTGCACCAATAGTCTTTAATGGCAACTTGTGGGTCAATGCCATTACATACGAGAGAACCTGGAAGCATATAACCTTCAGGCGTTGGAGTATAGTTACAATACCAAGCATAAGCATTATTTCCTTGTAGGGATAGAAGTAGTAATAGGCTCGTCAGGAACAAGCGGTATCGTGTATGTTTCGCCATATAGTTTCTTGAATATAGAAGGGTTACGTTCATACCAACCACGTTTAGCAGCATCACCTATAGAACCGTTTATAGGACATGGTGAACCTGACTGTATCATGGCTTCAAATACTCTATCATCTTGACATAGAATAGATACTGCTGCAACTTTAAGACCTAAGTCATTAAGAGTTTTAGCTAATTTAATGCGTTCACAGTTTACGTCTTTATAGCCAGAGCCACCACTTACGCCAAACAATGTACTAGATACAGAACCAGTAACAGGAACAATACAAACGTCTTGGCTAAAAGCACTTATAGAAGGGCTAATGGCACTAGGTGGTGGTTGACCTTTGTAGTTGATAGTAGTTGTATCTGCTTTAGCATCCATAGAAAGTGCTAATAACATACCTATGGACATACCTACAAGTAATGCTACTAAGTTTCTTAATGATTGCATTATTTCATTCCATGAGTTAATAGATAAACAATAATGAAACCTGCTGTACCTAATAATATTTGTTCTAAACGCTTAAGTCTTGCATTGATTTGTTCGTAGCGAATAGCACAAATTTCCTCATGCGTACTTAAACGTGAGTCTGTGTCTGTCTTGACCATTCTTATTCCTTATTGTGAGAGAAGACCAGGATACTGGCTATTTAATTCAAATTGTTGTTCTACAAGTTGTCTTGCTAAAGCATTTCTAGCACTATTATCTAAAAACATACCAAGACCTTGTTGTTGTTTTTTGTAAAGTTTTAATGCTGCGTCTGATTTAACTCTAGGAGCTTCTAATAATGATTGTGCAAAACCAAGACCTGCACCAGGGATGCCACCAATAGCTGCACCAGCACCAGTTTTAACACCACTACCAAGACCTAATATATCTCTATTTTCAATACGACCTACAGCTCTTTGAAGATTAGGTTGTAGTTCTTTTAATGCTCCATATTGTGCATTAATATCTCTAAGTTCTGGCATAAATCCTTCTAATGACTGTCTAGCAGACTCTGCCATGCTTCTATATGCTTGTTCTTTAGCTATAGAAGGTTTTTCAGGTGACCTTCCAAAGTCAATACGTTTATAAGCATCTGATTTAAAGTCTTGTAATTGTTGTGGAGTTACAGATGTAATTTTGTTTTGCTTTAGATATGTTTTAAATCGTTGTTCAATATCATTGATTTCTTTAATATCTTGAGCAGCTTCAATTTTAAATCCGCCTGATTGTTTCTTAACATCCTTTAAACTTGCTAATACTGTTGAAGCAGGTATTTTAATATTTTTGTCTGTAGCATTGGTAATTAAAGTATCCATTTTATCGCCAAGTTCACCTAATTTAGATTGAACTTTACCTAAACCTTCATAGTTTAATGGTATTTGGTTTTTAAGTGCAGTTTCAGTAATTGCTGCTCTTTCTGTTGGTGATAAAGTAGTAGACCATTTAGCTGCACTTTCATATAGTTTAGGTGCAATTGTAGTAGGCAATGCTTTTGTAATACCATATCCAGCAGTATTAGCTGCTAAATTTAATGGGTCAATTGCTGTGCCAACTTGTGCAACTTTTTCTAATGCTGGTACTGCTTTAGCACCAACTTTAGACAATTGTGCAGCTTTTGCTGCAGTAGTAGCACCACCAGTAACAAACATAGATAAGTCACTTAAGATACTTGCTGGGTTATTTTGTAATTCACTTAAAA